CACTGGAAAGCCACACCCGGGCGGACCTTCCGCGCGTACCTTGAGCTTGAAATCCGGGAAAGGGCGGCGGTTAAAGTCCGCCCCTGGCTCCCCGTCCATCGGAACTTGGCGCGCGCGTTACGCCGTGGCGGCAGGCGCGGGATCGGCGGCCGGCGGCGGTGCTCCACCCGCGGCGGCGGCGGTTTCCTTGCCGAAACGGAAGCGGCGATCATGTTCAAGTTGGATCAGCTTGTCCGGCAGCGCCTTGGCGACGTTGGCTAGGGTCTTCGCCACACGTTCGTCGGCGTGCTTGCCGCGGTCGAGATGCGCCTCTATGCTGGTGCCCTCTTCCTGAAATGGGTCCTTGAGGGCGTTCGCTACGTCCTTCATGTACTCAGTTGGCTGTTTCATGAGACTGGTTGCTCCTTCGGTTTCAAGGATACCATAGCCAGCTTTACGCCTCGGCCAGCGAGTAAGCCAACAGATCGCGGAACCATTCGACCTTCGCCCGTTCGGCGGTGTCGCGGATCACATAGAGCACACTGAAGGTGATCGCGGTTGAATTGTCCGGCCGATTCTCACGCCGCATGTGCATGTCGAGCCCGGAGTACGAATCGACGGCGCGATCCTCGTTGTTTTTCAACGGAATGGGAAGCATGAAGACTTCTCCGCTGGCCGATACCGACGCGCGAAGGGTGCGGGCCATTCCTACGACAGTTCCCTTGATCCAGCGTTCAAAGGCGTCGACGCAGTGAAACTGCCAGCCATCCGGTAGGACGATTGTGCCCTCCACCAGTTGCGGCGGTCCCTGCGTAGCGGGTGCCAGCGCGAGGCGTGGTCGCGTTATGGGCGCTCCCGCAAGCGCTTCAGCCAGTATTTCTGCCGCAACGTAGAGCATGGCGACGGGATTCAATTCATCACGCTTCAAGTACGCCCTCGATCTTCGATTTCGGGATGATGCAGTCAGCCAGCGGCTCTACAGCCCACAACTCGGGATGGAGCGTCGCCACTTCCGCGTGGGTTTCGCAAACGCGAAAGCTCTGACGCCCTTCGTTACCGATACCAAAGGCCCGATACTTCGCCTCTTTTAAGCAACGCACCAGACGGTTCTGATGATCGCCCATCTTCCAAGACACTTGGCAGATATCCGCTTCAAGTACGCCCTCGATCTGCGATTCCGGGATGATGCGGTAGCGCACGCCGTCCTCAGCGTAGTCCTGGCCGCCCTTGTGTGCGTAGAGCACCAGGTCGCCGACGTTCACGTCGAGGGGGATGCGCTCAGTGTGCGCAAACTCTTCCCACACGCCCTGCGACGATCCTTGCCAGTCGGGGATGAACCGCTTGCCGTACTTGTAGCCTTCGCCTACGGCAACGACGTGCCCGCGATCGGTGTAATTGCCGCTCGTGCCGCCCTTCTCGTCGAAGGTTCCCGCGTGCAACGATGTACCGGGCATGACGACGCGGCTGGACGGTGCGGTACGCTCGCTTTCGGCGAGGGGGCGAACCACTACAGCATTGAAGAGAGGCTGGAATTTCATGGAAGTTTGGCTGATGGCTGAAAGCTGAAAGCTGACAGCTTCTTACACGTTCAAATCTGCTGACACTCTTACTGGATCTGCTGCTGTTCCGTCCACCCAGATAGTAGACAGATCAATCGCCGGCGCCAGTGAAAACTCGATAGCTCCGGGGGGGTCGGCCCAGGAGCCGCCGGGAGCCGTGGCCGTCGCTGGCGACAATTCGCCGCTCACGTCGTTGGCATTGGTCGTTGCGGGCGTGCGGCCTCCGTAGATTCCCGCCATGACATAGCCCAGGCCGGTGCCTCCGGTAGCCATTTGGATGAAGACCCGGTTGGCCATCGGGTTCTGTACCAGGCCGAGGGCGACGGAGAGATTGACCGGCGTTCCGGGGTTTAGCGTGATCTTGACATTTCTTCGCATGGGAGAATCCTTTGGTGGCTGGTGGATAGTGACTGGTGGCTGGTGGTTTTACTGAAAGCTGAAAACTGAAAGCTGAAAGCTGAAAGCTGACAGCTTTTGAAGGCAGGGGACCTCCGAGGGAGAAGGCATGGAGGCCCCCTGGGGCGGCGCGCTCAAATAGCAGGAGCCGAGCCGCCGAGAGCGTTAATACACGTAGAGATATGGGCCAGTGCCCGTGTGGAACGAAGTCGGAACGGTCAGCGCCGGGACGGTCCCGAAGGTTGCGCCGGTTTGTCCTACGGTCAGGATGTTGTCGTCGATCCCGGTATCCACCATGCGGACGGTGGTAGAGCCGGTCGAGTTGTCCTGGAGGCAGCCGAAATACTGCGCCGGTCCCACCGCGTAGAGCTTGGAGGTGAAGGCGTAGTTCTCGAACACCGAAGCGGTCACCGAGGCCTGTCCGGCGAGCGCGCTGTTGGCCAGGGCGTTGCCGGCGGAGTCGTAGAGAATCACGTACCGCTTATTGCCGGTGACCGTGGTCCCGTTGAGCAGGCCGATGCCGGTGATTAACTTGCTGCCCGGCAGGTCCACTTCCGTGCAATAGACCGTGGTGGAGCCGACGGCGGTGCCGTTGGTGTCCAGGCCGGTATAAGCAACCGCTCCGATGGTCGGGAAGTTGAGGCGGTAAGCGGTAGCCGTGCCGCTGCCGGTAACCCAGGAACCACCCAGGCATTCGGCATATTGATTCAGGTGCACGTTGATGGTGGGGTTGACGGCGGTGGCGGAATTGCAGGTGCCGGAGGGCAGGCCGCTGGACTCCCACACCAGTTGCTGGGGCGTGGCGATCCAGACGAGCGCTCCGGAGGCATGCGCCACGGCGGGAGATTGGAAGCCGCGTTCCACCAGCACAGGCTGGCCGGTGGCGGGCGCGACAGTGACGCGCATGGCTTCGCCGTCCACATATAGGATGGTCCAGGCCGCGCCCGAAGGCGTGCCGATGGAACCCTGCGAGACGGGTTGGCCCGGCCCGTTAACGCCGGTAAGCGACGCCAGGGTCACATAGGGCTGGGTGGCAGTGATGGCGGCGGAAAGGGTGGTGTTGGAAAGTTGGGCCGCAGGCAGCGCGAAGCAGGCCAGCAGCAGGGCGATGGTAACGAGAGTGATGTTTTTCATGGTCGTAGTTTATCCTTTAGTGAAGGGTGGGTGGTGGCTGGTGGCTGGTGGTTTAGAACAAACCTACCGACCACTAGCCACTAATCACTAGCCCCCAATTCTGACCGCCCATTCCGGCCTGATGGTCTTGAACCCGCCCAGCACTTCCAGGCGCGTGATGCGTTCGTTGGAGCCGATCAGGAAGCCGCGCGTCAGACGCATGGCCATGCCCAGCTTGGGATTGATGACCTGCTCGGACCAGTCCAAGCCGCCGGGGGTTTCCTGTTTCACAACGGCCAAAGTGAAGGCCTGCTTGTGGAAGCCCATGTTCTGCGGGCTGGTCACTCCGCCGATGCTGGAGAAGCTGGCATGGCCCACGAGGTACACGCTGATGGCCGCGCCGGCTGCCGGAGCGCTCACCACCGTCTGAAACGGGGAGGTGGTGTCGAAGTTGATGGGAGGCTCGATCGGGATCGTGGCCGCGCCGGTGTTGTCCGCCACCACGGGGGCCGTCACAACGAAGGTGCGCAGCTTGTTGGTGGAACGGAAGGACAGCGGGTTGGTGGCGATGCACGCCGTGGAGCCCGAGCCGATGGAGATGATGTCGCCCGGGTTCAGGATCGCCTGCGAGGCGTCCCAGCCACTGGTGACGAGCGAGCTGCCGCTCTGGTTGGCGCCGTTGACGATCGGGTTGGAGGTCGGAGCGCCGGCGGTGCCGAGCGCGCCCACGACGGCCGCGGACACGTTCTGGTCCATGGACCACTTCCAGCCCACGGCCTTGCCCATGTTGCCGTACAGGTACTGGTCGGAGACTTCCTTGGTCGGCAGCAGGAAGTTGAAGTTGAAGCCCAGCACGTTGCCCTGGGCATCGGGGTTCACCACCAGCGAGCGGAACTGATCGGAGGTGGGGCAAGCCGCGTTCTCGAGCGCGATCTTGGCTTGCGTGTACGTCGCGAGAGACGCCGGGGTAACACCCGGTTGGCCCACGAAGTTGTACACGTATTGGTACTGGTCGAGGCCATCGCCGTCCATCATCTGAGCGATGATGGCGCTGGACGATTCGGTGTAGCGCTCGCCAAAGCGGTCGATGGTGAGCACCAGGTCCTGATCGGAGATCTGCAGATCCTGTCCCCAGAGGGTGTTGATGGTCACGGGGACCATCTGCTCCTGGATCGCTTCGGGCTGTGCGGCGTCGCCGCGGCGGCCGCGGAAGCGGACCGGAATGCGGGCGTTCACCGTGTATCCGACCTTTTCATTCGGGACGGCGTAACTGTCGTCAAATTCCCTTGAGACGTACTTGCAAAAGACGGCGTTGTTATCCCACCGCTCCAAGGAGTCTTGTAGAATGGCGACCGGGTTTAGGAGGTCGTTCATTATGTTTTCCTCACGTCTCGCGACGTTAGTTTTGGTACCTGGATGGTACCGGTTATAGTTGAAGCGTAGCGCGTTATGCACTACACTTGGAGCATGGAACACAAGCAACCCAGCAGCTTTCGGCTTTCCGATGAAGCGCGGAGGCTCCTTGTAAAACTCGCCAAGCGGCTCAGCTTGTCTCAAACAGCCGTTATTGAACTGGCCATTCGGGAATACGCCAAGCAACCGCGAGGGTGAATCATGGATCTGGACGTTGTACGTTGCGGACGCTGTTTGCAGGAAAAGCCGCTGACATCCTTTGGGAACATCAGGCGAACCGGAAAAACCTGCAAGGACTGCCATCGTGCACGTATGCACGAGTGGCACCGCAACCATCCAGATTACAACCGAAAGTGGCTGGAGGCCCACGGTCGCAAAGTCGGCGACGACCGCAGGACAGGGAGGCCCAGTCTTTTTCGTTCGGTGGCGGAACGGCAGGAGCACAAAAAAGAGTACATGCGCCGCTGGCGCGAAAGCCACCCCAATAGCGCCCGGGAGTGGCGGAGCCGCAATCCCAACTACGGCCGCCAAAGAAAGCGAACTTCTCCCGACAAAGCGCGGGTCTATAACCAGAAATACAGGGACGGGAACGCCGCTGAACTTAATGCGAGGTCCAACGCCCGGCGAAGAGAGCGGCGCGTTACGGATGCCGAGTACGCCCAGCGAGAGCGGGATCGCTGCCTTCGTCAGTGGAAGAATCGCCGGTTCTCCCTTTGCGATCGAATTAAGCTGCTCCGTGCGCAGGATGGAAAATGCGCTAATCCGGCATGTCAAAAAGAATTGGGCGAGGCGTTCCACATCGACCACATAATACCTTTGGCGCGTGGTGGAACGAGTGATCCCGAGAATCTTCAACTTCTTTGCCCGCGCTGTAATTGCAGCAAGGGTGCCAAAGATCCCCAAGAGTGGCTGACGCAGGTAAGTTCGGAGCGTACAGCTTAAATGTGGCCCTGGATTCTGTCTCTCGACGGTATCGCGGGCCGCCTATAGGCTAGTTGCCGTACTCCGCTTTGCGCAGCCTCCGGAATTCCGCAGTCGGATCATTGGGAAATTTCGCAAGGTGCGCGGCCAGCGTGCCATCTTTCGTCATCTGAGACAACGATTTGACGGGGCTGGTAGAGCGCGCACCCGATCCAACGGGACTCGGGGGGGCTGGCTTGGGAGCCGGCGCGGGCGAAGCCGCGCGGGGAGCGGGAGCAACCTTCGAAGGCGCTGGAGCTGCAGCGGCAGCGGCGACAGCCGCCACCGGTTGGGCAGCGGGCTGTGTTTCCTCGATGGGGTCGTCGTCCTCGGCGATCGCGGCGAGTTCCGGCAGCTCGATCTTCCCCAGCTCTTGCACGGCCAGGGCGAGTTTTTTCCGGTACTGCACGATGGTTTCGCCTTCGTTGAACTTCGTGGCGATACAGATCTTGTTGGCTTCGGTCGGGTGGGTTGCCAGCCAGTAGGCCAGCTCCGCGCCATGGTCGAAAGACCAAAGGGCCTGGTTCATCACGTCGTTCGTTATGTCGACATCGTGTTGCTGAGCAATCACGACATCAAAGTCGTCATGCCGCGCCTTGGCTTCGTCGATCTGGCTCTTACGCCAGTTTTCGAATGCCTCCTGGTCGCGGGTGTCGGAATCTTTACGGGCCTGCGCTTCGGTTTCGCGGGCGGCGGTGGTTACCTTCTCGCGGTCGATGCGCGCGCGCTCGTCGTAGCGCCAGTCGGCGATGGCTTCGACGAATGCGGGATCGTAGACTCCGTTTTCGTAATCTTCGGGTTTCGGCTTGGGAGCGGGCTGCTCGGCAGCAGTGGGCTGTGCCTGGTGGCTGGTGGCTGGCTCGGCAGCGACCGGCTCGGCGGCGGCGGCCGGCGCCGCGGCGGCCGGCGTTGCTTTGCGGGCCGCTTCCAATTCCTGTTTCAGCCGCTCGTTCTCGGCGGCCGTGGTTTCCCATTTCTTTTTGTAGCCGCTCGACGGTTTGGGCGCGGGCGGCGCGGCGGGTTCCGC